CTTTTCAACAAGAGCGGTTGTAACTGCAGCAGGTCCTTGTAATATCACTCTAAACCCATTCTTTGCTACCGCAGGAACTGGGTACGCAGATGGCGTTTATACAAACGTTCCACTAACTAGAGTTAGTGGCAAAGCATTTACTATTGCACCAAGAGCAAACATTGCTATCTCTGGTGGGTCAGTGTCATCTCTATCTATTACAAATGGTGGTAAAGGCTCAGATACAACAACCATCTTCTCTTTTGATAAAGCTTCCATCGGTAGCGCAACAGGCTCTGGCTTCCTAGCCACCGTTAACCGCGTGCAGGAGTCTTACTACGCAGCCCCTACTATCTCTATCTCTAGCGTAGCCAACGCCGCAAGCGGTGAGCGTCACTACTTTGATGCAGCACAGTTTGAAAAAGCTGGAGCTGTTACAGATTTTGATGAGGCTCGTCAAGTACATATTACTATGAAGGCTAGCCGCATTAACGAAATTAAAAACCCAACCTTTAATAGTGCAAACAGCTTTGCACCTTGGGGTTTTACAAACGGAACACCAACAGCCTCAAGCGCTCAAACTGACCCTATTGATGACCTGTTAATTATTGAAGGTTATCAACAGGCGGGTACAACAGCAGAAATATCTCTATCAACAGTTCATGCGTATAAAGCTAACGATATTGTTGTAGTAGAAGGTTTGCCTGCTGCATATAACGGAGTAAAGACAATTACTGCAGTTACCGACTTTACAGTCAGCTACACCGTTAGCCCAAGCGCAACCGTGGCGTTCACCGCTGATGCGGGAACTATCGCTAAGTCTGGAAACTCTTGCTTAGTAACTAAGCCTGCAACTGGAAACACAGAAATTAATGCTGCGTCATCTTCTGCAACCTACATGGATATTCATTACCCATCTACTAACTACACTTTTAGTGTGTATGTAAGACGAGTTACTGGAACTGCTGCCCCAACTGTGCGACCAGTTATCTATTGGTATGACAGCACTAAGACCGCCATCTCTAGTAATTTGGCTGACCTTGTAACAATTAGTAGTTCTACGGAATGGTCAAGAATCAATGCAACCTCGGTAGCCCCTGAGAACGCCGCCTATGCAAGCGTGTCTGTTATCTGGACTAATGGGGCAGCCAATGACTCAATCGCATTGGACAACGCCTTGTTTGAAAACAGTCCGTTTGTACTCCAGTACTTTGATGGAAGCCAGGGCTTTGGTTCTACTGCTGAACTGTTCTGGGAAGGCCAGACCCCTAACCTAGCCCGCAGCCACTACTACAGAAACCGCGTCGCTATCTCTGACCGCCTTGCAAAAGGTGCCTTAGACGAGTGGCTTGTTAGCGGCTCTACCTACGCCCTATACCTAGCTCAGCCAAAGACGTAGTATGATGCTCCCATGTTGGAGCTGATACTCGTTGGTTGTTTTACTGGGTTCTTCCTAGCTACAGTGCGGAATCTAGTAGACGTATTAAGTATTTTTATACCTACTTCCGTAATTAATGCTGTACTTTCAATTATATTTGCAGGCGTAGCCGTGTATTTAGTTGAAATTTCAACTACTAAACAGTTCATCCTGTGGACAGTCGCTGGAGCTTTCCTAGGCGCTGCCCTCCTTGCCATAGTTGAGCGCGTGTCCACCTACAGGCCAGCAGTTGTTAACACTGCCAGAGATTAGTGATAGGGTACAAGGGACCTAAGGAGGTCCTATGAGCAAATATTATGTTCTAGTGGCTGGTAAAGGAGCCACCAGTAGACAAAACGTTGAAGCGTTAATGGAAGACCATTACTACGCAAAAGGCGATGGCGGAACTGTTGTAATCGCTATTGAAAAAATGGCAACACCATCACAGGTATTTGTTGCACAGTTTGCTAAAGATAAAAACAAAGAGATAGTTCTGGTTGCAAAGCCAGACGCTGACTTAGGCAACATGCCTGCCGCATCAGTAGTTCATGATGATGAGCCAATTAAAAAATCTGTAGAGATAGTTGCTGGCGCGGACACATCTGCGTTCCTTCTTTGGGATGACGGGGATGAAGCATCGCTTGCAGTATTGGCGTCTTGTAAGAAAGCGGGCATCCCTTGCTATGACTTGATTAACGGGCTGTCAGAGATAACACCATCTGAAACTCTTAAGGAGCCAGAGCCAACCCTATTCCCCCAAGCTGAGATGGTCACAGAAAGCGAGGAGACCGATGAGGAGGAAGAAGAAGTCGACGAGGAAGAAGCCACCGAAGAAGACGACGACGAAGAGTACGAAGACGACGAAGACATTGAAGATATCTATGCGGGAATCGAAGCGATAGCTCGGGTATTCGCCAAGGTATTCATCGAGGAGTGGAAGGCCCAGAGTGGCCCTAAACCCTAAGACCTTAGCTGTACTCCTACATATAGCCGTTTATGGGGCTCCAGAGGGCGTTAAAGGCCTTTCTAGGGACTTTGAGGTAGGTCGTGGGCAGATTGATTCTGCCCTGGCAGAACTAGCCTCTATTGGCCTTGTACGGCTTTCTAACGGAAAAACGGCAAAAGGGACATTCTGGTACAAAGTGGAGATGACCCCAGAGGGCGTAGAGTATGCCCATAACTGGATGACTGGTAAGAAACCGTTAAGGGTTTTACCGAACGGTAAAACCCGAATCTCCATATCACTGAATAGCAATATAGCAGATACCTATAAAGCAGATATTCCATATAGCAATGAGCAGTATGGCTTATATCCTTATTCAGTTAACCAAGGTGCGGAACAGAGTTCCGCACTAGAAGGAAACGAAAAAATAGGAGGAATCATGAGCTTAGGCTCAACGCCAATAGACCCAGACGATTTAGCTGATGAGATGCGGAAAGACAAAGAGCGCAAGAAGCAGGAGCGCAAGGAGCAGTCAGAGGCACACTACAAGAACCGCCAGCGCATCCGCGCCAGCCGTGCTGTAGTTGACTGGTCGCCTGCCGACGTCGTTAACCACTTTGCCGAACAGGTAAAACAGATTTGGAACGTGGAGGATGTAGCGTTATCCCAACGACCTAAGTTGGTTAAGGCTATGGACCTGTTCCGTATAGACAACGACACCAACGGCGAGATTGATAAGTATCTTATTGATGCTTACATATCGACAAAAAAGTTTGATAAGACTAAGTTATATAACCCAGAAGAAATCTTCTGGGGCTTTATCAACTGGGCTCCGTCAAAGGTTGGCGAAGCCAAGCGCTCTGTAAAGGAAGAAGACCTAGATGCTGTTGCCATTGCACGAGCAAAGAACCGAAAGCTGTTAGGGTTGAACTAATGTACAAAGTAGAAGAGCAAAAAGTTCGTCGCAAGATGTGGATTAAATCTTCCAACATCCCTAAAGCACGACTTGGTTGGACACTAGATGACTGCGTTGATACTGACCCCGAAGACATCGAACAGATACGTGGTTGGATTAGTTTGCTAGACCAAGGCGTTAATGTAAGAGCCTCTGGTAGCAGACACTGTGGCAAAGGATTAATGCTTGCAGGTAAGCCAGGACGTGGTAAATCAACGGTGGCTGTTGCAACCATCCAAGATATCATGCGGCTTTCCCCTCCGTCTGCCTTTGATGTAGAGGACGGCCTAACACTTATCCGTCCTTGCTACTTTATGACCTTCAATGACCTGCTTGCATTATCAGGTCAGATGATGGATAGCCCGACAGACTGGGAGGAGGTCCTCTACTATGGTCTCTTAGGTGAAGCGCACGACTCCTATAACGTCAGAGTCCTAGTGATTGACGATGTAGGTAAGGAGCACGCCAGCCTAAGTGGGTGGCAGAAGAACGTTCTGCATCATGTACTACGTACACGGTTCAACCTTGGACTGCCAACCATAGTAACCACTAACGTCAGTCTTGACGACTGGGGTAGTCTTTACGGAGATGCTACTGAAAGTTTTGCTAAGGAAGCGTTTATGTATTTGCCTATGGTTACTAACAAAGGAGACCTACGAGAATGAGCAAGGTAATGGAAACTAAACTAGTACAAGTGTTTCTTAGTCAAACACAGTCGCCTGGTCCTGGTATCTATGAAGTATCAGTAGACGACAACAACAAGTTGTACTGCACCTGCCCTGGTTATCAAGGTCGTAGCACCTGTAAGCATGTTAAGTTTGTAAGCGCACGTATCAAAGCAAACGGTGGCGACAACTACCCACTAGAGTTTTCTAGTCGTGCGTCTAAAGACGACATCAGTAATGCCCGTTCATCAAAAGAAGCCTTCAGGGAGTTTGTAATAAACTTCGGTAAGATAGAAGTCTTTTAATGAAGAATGGGGATATCAGTAACGAACTCCCCAGAAGGATATTAGTTACCACAGACATTATTATGGATGTGGAGATGACAGTAAAGCGTAAGCTTTTAGTAATCCCATCCGTAAAAGTAAATAAAAAGTTTAAACGTGATGCTTTGTCCTATTTGTATGTTTTTACAACTAGGGCAGGTTTCACGCTTGAATTAGTATCATTTGAATATGATAACGATACGTTATCTGAAACTATGGATGCACTTGACAACATGGGTACTAACCCATTTAGATACTACACGGCGTATGAATCGGACAAACACTTGCTCAGCGAACTTCCCTATCGACCTGAAGTAGTTGGCGTTGTTGATGTAGACTCTCGCCTCCTACGTTACGGACACTGGGGAAGGACATTCGCTGACTTACAATGAACAACGAACTACGACTATTAAGTAAAGTATTAGAGAGCCGCGACCTCGCCCCATTATTTGACCGTGGTGTTAAAGACGCATGGTTTGTAGATGGTGAAGTAAGACGTGTATGGGTTTTTGTACGCGACCATTTTTCTAAGTATGCAGAGTGCCCAAGCCTTGATGTAGTAACGCAGAACTTCCCATCATGGAAACAGCATGAGTCTCCTGACGCCCTAGAGTATTTAATTGACAGCGTTGTTGCTGCACGACGTTCCTCTTCATTCTTAAAGATGATTGAGTCTGCAGCTACTACATTTGGTGCTACTAAAGACCACGAAGAGGGACTGCGTATAGTTCAGGCTGGCATCATTGGTTTAGAAGAGGACGGCCTAGGTAAGACCAGCGATGTAAACCTTATTGATGAACCACAGAAGCGTTGGGATGAGTACACCTTCCGTAAGAACAACCCAGGTCTACTTGGAACAGCAACAGGGTTCCCTAGCGTTGACCAAGTTACTGGTGGTCTACAACCTGGTCAGTTGATTGTGATTGTTGCTCCACCTAAAACTGGTAAGTCAACAGTTGCATTACAGTTTGCACAGAACGTTCACCTACAAGATAAGTCTGTTATGTTCCAATCATTTGAAATGAGTAACCACGAACAGCAGACTCGTTACGATGCTATGCGAGCACGCATCTCTCACACACGTCTTATCAATGGTTTGCTTGACCAAGAAGAAGAAGCAAGATACCAAGCAAAGCTACGTTCTATGGAGAACATGCGTAAACCGTTTTGGTTGGTTGACTCCGCTAATGGTTCAACAGTCTCTGGTATTTCTAGCAAGTTATCAGTGTTGCACCCAGAGATTGTATTTATCGACGGTGTGTACTTGATGATTGATGAGCAGACTGGTGAAGCCAATACTCCGCAGGCCATTACTAATATCACTCGTTCCCTAAAGCGCATGGCACAGAAGTACAAAGTTCCTGTAGTTATTACAACTCAGGTACTTAACTGGAAGATGCGTAAGGGTCAAGTAACTGCTGACTCAATCGGTTATTCATCTTCCTTCCATCAGGATGCTGACGTTATCTTTGGTCTACAGCGTGAAGACGAAAACGTAGACGACACTCGTATCTTGAAGGTGCTAGAAAGCCGTAACTCTGGACGTATGGAGATATCGCTTATCTGGGATTGGAGCACAGGTACCTTTAGGGAGATTGACTCAAATGACATCTAGCATTGAGGACACTCTAGAAGTTCTAGGTCTAAAGGTTGTATCAATAAGAAACAGCGAGATACAACTGCACTGCCCTGCTCACAAGGAACGTACAGGAAAAGAAGACAATAACCCATCATTTTGGATTAATGGTGAGAATGGTTTATTTATTTGTTTTTCTTGTCACTGGAAAGGTGGCCTACAAACTTTAGTTAGATACTTAGGTGGTAGCACTGATGCTATAACAGATATAGATTTAACTGTTGACAGGCTTACCGCCCGTATCAAGCAACTGATTGAAGGCGATAAACCTAAGAAAGAAGAGTACGCCCCAATCCATGAGTCAATGCTTCACGCTTTCAAAGAGGTACCACAAGACATTTCTTTGAGTAGAGGTCTATTACCTGAGGCAGTAGCTAAGTACGGTGTTAAATGGAACTCTAACCAAGGCAACTGGATTATCCCCATCAGAGACCCTATGACTAACAAGTTGTTAGGTTGGCAAGAGAAGGGTCAGAAGACTAGGTTCTTTAAGAACACCACTGGAGTTAAAAAGAGTGAAGCCCTATTTGGGTATGAGCACTACAAAGGTGGAGACATGATTGTTGTTGAGTCTCCACTAGATGTTATCCGCTTAGCGTCGGTTGGCATCCAGGGTGGGGTGGCTACTTATGGTTGCGCTGTCTCTGATACTCAGTGGAGCATGATTAGAGGGGCAACCAGACCTATCTTTGCGTTAGATAATGATGATGCTGGTCGGGCTTGTACAGAAGACTTACGATTTAAAGCCATGGATATTGGACTATCGTCTTGGTTTTTTAACTACTCACAGACTGACCAGAAAGATGTGGGCGGCATGTCTCGTAAGGAAATAGAGTGGGGTTTGCAAAACGCTAGACACATACTAGGATTCATGCCATGAGCAGCAGTGCTAAGTGGATGGATGCAGGTCCTCTGCGCGATTATCTAGAAAAGGTCGCAGCAGATAACAAAGAGCGTGCTAAGTACTGCTCGTTCTGTGATAAGCCTAC